AAATCTGTGAACCGAAGTTCAACAGCACATTATCAGACAGCCAGCTTCGGGTGATGGAGCTTTGCTACTATGGAAAGAAAGACGAAGAGATCGCGGAAACGCTTTTCATCTCGTCCCACACCGTAAAGAACCACCGGAAGAACGTTTTTCGGAAACTCTCGATACACTCCATGGCGGAGTTCATGCGATACGCAAACGAAAAGAATCTATTTAAGGGCGAATAATCATGCCAACCGAAAACACCTATCAAAGCATACCTTCTTTACGAAAGATCGAGATCGAATACCTTGCTTGGCAAATTACAAGGATGCAAGCGGGTATCCGGGAATTTATCGGACAAAAGGAAGCGCACCTCCGTTTCGGGAGACAGAACGTGGAAAGATGGGTCTCGGAAGGTAGGCTACAACGTTACAAGCGACCGGGCAAAATCGAGTACAGGCTGGAAAACCTGTATAAGTGCGCCCTAGATCCATACGACTATTAAATGAATCATTAACATAGCAAGGCACCTTGGCAAGGCGTTGCAAAAGGAAGTTTACGATACCCATCCAACTCGCTATTTCACGGACGGTAAACCGCATTGCTAATAAATCATTGACGTATGAAAACAGATTACTGGAAACTCGCCCAAGCGGTGAGGTGGGGATTTTACATCCTTTTCGGAACGCTCGCCATACTTGGAATCGTGGCTATTTGCCTAGGACATTTCCTGCATATCATCACGACGTCCGGATGTGCGGCAATGGCTTACATGATAGCTAAACATTGGTAACTAACATTTAAAAACATAACATCATGTCGAATCTAATTCAGATCAAAGTAGCTGAGTTGAATCAGCTGAACCCGCTCATGATAGCGGAAGACAACAGGGTAGAACAAAAGTTCATCCAAATGTATAACGCGATCTGGGGTACCGCCCAAGGAGCGCAAATCTACGAGAAAGAGAAATTCAACTTCCGGAAGATCTTACAAGATAAACCGGAACTCCAAAGATGCACACCGTTATCCCTCTATGGATGCTTTTTGGATATAGCGGTCAACGGCCTGTCACTTGACCCAACAGGGCGACCGCACTGTTATATTCTTCCCCGTAGCACGAAGACCGGCTATAAGGATAACAACGGTAGCGATATCTACGAACTACGTGCTTATCTCTCCATCACCGGATATGGCGAGTTAGTCATGCGGCAACGTGCCGGACAAGTCCGTTACGTGGATAATCCCGTGGTTTGCTATGAGGGCGATACCTTCTCCCCCGGTTTGATAGATGGTGTAAAGACCGTGACCTACCAAGCGGCGTGCCCCCGGAAGTCCAACAAGGTGATAGGTGGTTTCTTACGTATCGTACGCTCCGACGGTACCGTGGACTGGCACTGGATGATGGAAGGCGATATCAAGCGATTGGAAGCGTACAGCTTTAAGAACAACCAGAAATGGAACCCGCAAACCCGGCAGAAAGAAGGGAAGGCCAATGCCCTTTATACCTCTAGCGAAGGAGGTATTGATCCGGGATTCTTGGAAAGCAAGCTTATCAAGCACGCTTTCGACGGATATCCCAAGGTACGCACGGGACAGTTCTCCTCATTCGAGACACAGGAGGAACCGCAAGAGATCGACTACGGACTGGAAGAAACAACCGTTATCCAGCCCAATCAAGCCGGACAGCAACCGCAAGCCCTCCAGCCCCAATCGGAAAATCCTTTACAAGGATTCGGAGAGCAACCGCAAGCGGAAGCGGAACCGGTACCCGTATCTGGTATAACAGCCCAAATATCACAAGAAGATGAAGAAGCCGGATTTTAAGAGTTCAATATCAACATTCAAAATTTTATCGACATGGATACACAGAATAACAATTTACCTTTCAAGGCTAACGAGGTCATTAGCATCCTACAGACAGCCCCGGATATTCTCGCCCGCAATGAGGCGTCGGTCTCAGCTTGCACGAACGCAGGGAAAACCCTCTTGGACACGATTGAGGGAAATGGAGGTATCGGCACGGACGAGATCGACACTGCGGTACAAGAATACCTTGCGAAGTCAAAGAAGACCGTAGAGAACATGAACAACCGCCGGAAGCCGTTGACCCAAATGCTAACGGCCATATCCAAACGTTTCACAACACTAGAGGGTTCCATAGACGCCAAATCCAAGGGAACCATCCCTTATCTGCTACAGATGGAGCGTAACAAATACGCCGCCAAGAAGCTGGAAGAGCAAAAACGCCGTGAGGAAGAGGCCCGGCAAAGACAATTGGCGGAGAACGAGAAAGCCCAATACCGGGCCGACATAACGGTCTTGCTTGATACCACGTACGCCGCCTACGTCGAGAAGCATATCAACGCCTTGAACGGGATTTTCAATCGTGCCTCCCTAGCCACGTATGGGGACGTATGCCGGCAGATCACGCAAACAAGCACCGGTTTCTCATGGACGGATTTCGTGAAAAACGTCGTGGATAACAAACAGACATTCTATATGGACGGTGAGACCCGCAAAGCGATCAAGAACGAGATAGCCATCCTAAAGAAAAAAGAATATTCCGATCGATACGCTTTCGAGATCGAGGGACTGAAACAATCCTTGGTCGACCGCCTCCCATCCCTCCGGAAACAACTGGAGGAGCAAGAGGAAATTCGCAAGACCAACGCAATCGAGGCGGCACGGCTGGAGGAGGAGCGCAAACGGAAAGAGGCGGAAGAACGTCAAAAGGCCGAACTGGAACGCAAGCGCAAGGAAGAGGAAGCGAGAGCCAAGGCGGAGGCAGAGAAAGCCACCGCGGAAGTACAGGCAGCCTTCGATTTCAGCGCCGCCAGTATGTCTCCTACCCCTACCAAGGCGAAGATCAAGAAAAAGATCCAAGTCACCAATCCACAAGGATTCATGCAGGTATACCAGATGTGGTTCATGCGTGAGGGTATCAACATGAGCATGGAGGATCTTGAGAAGATCCATAAGAAGATGATCTCTTATTGCGAGAAAACAGCCAATAAGGACGGTGAGCGAATCCAGTCCGCATTCGTGAAATATGTCGATGATATAACGGCCAAGTGATATGAGAAAGCTATATCTGTCCTCATGGATAAACTTCGGGAAATACAGGCGTACACCGAGTAACCTAAAAAAGATCCTCGATACGGAAGAGGGCCGCAAATGGTTCCGGTGGCTGATGGATAACACTTACGATTTTGAATTTGACTTCGCAGTCATTGAATACTTAAAACTCAAGGAAGAAGATGCAAGATACGTATTACCAACGGTCTGAGGTCAGCAACTCAGACCTGACAGAACTAAAGAACCTCCTCTATCCCCGTACGCAATACGGGGATAAGGAGAAGGCGTTCAAGTTCGGGAGTCTGGTGGATGCGATGCTGACAGAACCCGAACGGGTAAGATATGACAAACATACGGTAGATGACGTATTGTATTCCGGCGAAGATTGGGAACTGGCACAAGCCATGATCAAGTCACTCCGTATGGAAGCCCGACACGATCCCTTATTGGCGCAAGTGCTTGCTAAAGCGGAGACGCAACGGTTCATGGTAAACAAGGGGCAACGTTTCCAATACGGCAACTTTGAATATACGCTCGACACTCGTTGCAAATGGGACTGGTGGCTTCCCACATTCGGATTCGGCGGAGACTTGAAAACTACCTTCGCCAGTTCCCAGAAACAGTTTGACGAGGCGATTGATTTCTTTGATTGGGATCGTTCCCGTGCCTGGTATATGGATATCGCCGGAAGCCGTCAAGATTTTATCTATGGTATCTCCAAGAAGAACCAAAAAGTGTTCAAGGCTTTCATCAGACGGAACGATCCGAGCTACCGGAAAGGGAAAGAGAAATACGAGGAACTAGCCTTCCGGTGGTGGATGCTAATAAGCTAATAGTATGAAGAATCTAATTTTAATCCTAATCGGCTGGCTAAAGTACAGGCTGGCAAAGAAATGCCCTATATGCGGAGCTTCCGTACTCGTAAAGAAATTACAGACGCATACGGGAGATACATTCAACGTGTATCATTGCGGCAACTGTGGCAACGATTATATCTTAAAATAAAAATCATGAATCTCAATATCACACCGACAGACAAGATATCCGAGGAACTGGCCGCCATAGATGCCTTCCTGAATATCACAATGAGCGAAGACGTACAAGAAGCTGTCCTACGTGGAAACGACCTTGCCGTCTATATCGCCCGAACAGGGAAGCTGTTAGCGGACGCAAAATATCACCTGAACGTGAAAAAGAAATCGGAAGTATTCGACACATTACGGGAAACCGCTTCACGGGCCGGAGCGACCTCAAAGGCCGTAAACGCTATCATCGACAGCCTGTGCAAGGATGAGCAATACCTAGTCGACTGGTGTGATAGATTGAACCGTACCGCGACCCACCAATTGGAATGGTGTCGCACGATAATTAGCAAGGCGAAAGCTGAAATGGCCTTAGCGCCTCAGAGTTATAACAATCCTAAATTTTAAAAGAACATGGAAGAATTAGTAAAAGAGCAACCCGTGTACGAGATCCAGAAAGTGAAGATCAAGAACAACCAGCTCACGGCGGAGTATACGGAAAAGTTCGTGGAAGCGAACTACAAGAACAACATCCTAAAAGAATCGGAGCAGTTTATCCACCCCGATCTACTGTACGCGTTGAACCGGCTCAAACCCCACGTAGTGAAAATCTGTGAGATGCACGAGGCTACATTGGTTAATGTCGCCAATCCCTCCGACGATGACTTGAACGAGAAGCTGAAGAATATCATCGTCACCGGATACAGCAAAGGCGGTAATGATGAATCAGCCGGGGTATCGATCCAAGCGCAAAAGCTCCTGAAAAGCGGGCAGATCCTTAACCTCTCCGTCCCGTTCACCAAATACGAGGACGAGTCCGGCGACGGGTACCTTTACGGAGCCGAGTTGAAAGAGGCCATCGGTAGATGTAGCTACGAGGTGGACGCTTACCTGTTCGAAGGTAAATATGGCATCAAGCAAGAATCCTTCGATTTCGATACCCCGGAGGAATCGGATATCACGGGCGAGAAGGAAGAGAAGCCAAAGAAACGGGGACGGAAGAAAAAAGAGCAGATCAAGGAGATCGCCGAGGAGGTGAAAGCCTTCGACGAGTTCGCCTAACCAATAATAAAAACAACCGTTATGCAAATCACTTTACAAAACACGGAAAAGGGACAATGCTACGCGGTAAGGTTTGACAGGTACCGCCAGCAGGTCGTTGACAAGCTAAAGACAGCCGTCAGCGTCCGCTGGTGGGACAAGTCTACCGGAGCGTGGATGATCCCGGCCAACAATAAGTGCAAGGCGGAGCTAGACCAGCTCACCTATTACGTGAGGCACTTCGAGCCCGTCAACTGGGGAGGGAACGAGTCTAAGACCGACGAGGACATAGCCTATCAAATACCGGACATGCCCGAGTTGGACGAGGATCATGGCCTAAAGATACAACCTTACCCCTATCAACTGCAAGGAATCGCACGAGGCTTACAACTAAAACGGTTTATCAATGGGGACGACATGGGACTTGGCAAACAACAACCAGTCAGTAGTTACGTGGCTACTCCAAACAGTTTTAGGAGGATTGGAGAGTTACAAATTGGGGACGAGATATTCGGCAGGGACGGAAATGTATATACCGTAAGTGGCGTGTACCCGCAAAAAGAACGCCGCGTGTTCAAAGTGACGTTCTCTGATGGAGTATCCTGTGAATGCGGCCCAGAGCATCTATGGTGTGTCCGGGATGCCAACCGTAGAAGAAAGGGGAAAGGATGGATCACCAAGACAACACAGGAGATCATGGATTCCGGCGTGACCTACAACCTGAAAGGTTTTGGTCATAACCATACAAGACGGAAATGGGAAATCCCAATGTGTGAACCTGTGAAGTACAAGGAGAGATTATACATCATTCATCCTTACATCATGGGGGTACTTTTGGGAGACGGCCACCTTTGCAATGGCAACGGGCGCCTATCTTTCTCTACATCGGACATGGATGCGGCTATTGCCGACAGGGTAAGAAAACTCTTACCCAGCGACATGCTGTTGGTACGGGACGATTACGCCACATGCCCGCGATACAGCATCACAAAGAATCCGACAGTCCACGAAAATCGATTTTACCAAGAGATCAAACGACTCAAAGCTGACAAACCGAGTGTAGAGAAATTCATACCATACGAATACATGCACGGATCGGTAGAGCAACGCATCAACCTCTTACGCGGTTTGATGGATACGGATGGATCAGGAAAAAGAAACAGGATCACCTATAGCACCCTTTCCTATGGCATGGCGCGTGACATTGCCCTTTTAGTACGTTCCCTTGGAGGACAGGCCATCATACGCAGATACGACAGGCGAAACGAGGGTAAAGGCGTGGAATTTCAAGTAAACGTGAGGATCAAGGTTTGCCCATTCTATCTTGAACGGAAAGCCGCCGAATGGGACATCAAAAAAACAAACTATTGTTCACGGTATATCTCGT